CGTGTTGTGGTATTACTATATTGTGAGGCGTTTCTATTTTATCAAAAAATACTGATTTGTTTTCTCCTGTTTCAATAGCTTCAATTAAATCGTATTTTCCACTGTTGTATTCGCCACCCAAAACAGCATATCTATTGTTTTCGGTCGGTTTGATTTCTATTACTTTAAAAGTTTGTCCAGATGTATGCTGTAAATCCAAACCAACAAAAGATCCTTGAGGCACTTGCGATACATTATAGTCTGAATGAATTTCTAATCTGTAAAGGTCGTTGACCTCGGATATTCCAGTAACCTCTACTGTTTGAGCTTGTACCCTTTGATAATCATCTAAAAGAGTTGCATTAATTTTTCCCCCAGTTACATTTGTATGGAAATAATCATCTACTCCTGAAGCTCCTGTTGCATTATATATATGTATTCTATTGTTGTTAAACGATCCAGTATTAAAGGTTTTTTCTACAAAAATTTGCCCTTCAGCAGGTGGAAGATTACTTGCAGAAATAGTGCCTCCTTCTGCTATTGTTACTATTTTTCCGTTTTTGACTGTTACGTTTTGTTCATTTAAATCAGTTATGTTACTTTCTGATTGGTAGTCTATTTCTCCAAATACTTCAAAGCTACTAAAGTCAGCAGAGTTAGAAGCTAATATTCTTAATTTAAGACAGTCGTGGTTTGATTTATCAACTTCAACTTGAATTTCAGTCAAAGTTTTGGCTGATCCGAAATCAACAGTTAGATGATTGAGATCTGCATTTTCACCAGCCACGTTGTTTAGACCCAGAGTCCACCACATCTGGGAAGTACCCTTAAAAGCTTCGTGTGGTCCATATGTCTCGCTATGTGAATAACCGGCTGTGACAGTCAGCCCACCTTGTACATAAGGCCCAGTTGTATCTGATCCACCGCCAGCAAGATCACTGTCAGAAAAGTCTGTTGTTGGGTAAGTAATTCCATCACTATCAACTAAATGTATTTCCCTGATACCTTGCCGTGTTTCTGTTGGAGTATTATCTCTATTCGTGCCCAAAAACTTATAATACCTAAAGCTTCCTATGGCAGAAGAGACTTCGGATGAAGCGACCCTAGTGAAGGCTGGTTCAAATTGTTTTAGTTCATCGTTTACAGTAAACACATCTCCCACAGTCAACATTAAAGCCTCACTTGATGTTTCGAAAGACACAATTTCTCTTTCTAGCTTGTTTGAATATAATATATATTTACCCAATCTTCTTGCTTGGCTTCTGCTTGTGGCACCTCTAGCATTTACGCTTCTTCTTATGATTCCATTTTTTCTCAAACCATCCTCATCTTCAACGCTTTCAACTTTTAACTTGTAGTCATCTCTCTTATCTAAAAATTGCACATCTACTACAGTAAACCTAGAAACTTTAGACGTATCTTCGTAGTTAAATATTCCATCAAATACATTTTGATTATTAAAATGTGCAGCGTTAGGTCTGGGTTGATCAGAATAAAATCTTATTTTTCCATCTGCATAATAAGCCATTCCTTGGAAACTCGTAGCTAATTCTTTAATTAACTCAAATCCATTTGAAGCCTCTTCTAATAATATGTTACAAGAATATCTTGGTTCTAACCCTCCAAAACCATCAGGTAGTCCAACAAATTTACCATTCGAATCAACTGCGTCACAATATCTACCTATTTTATATAATTGGAATATATCTATATCTCTTAAGTCGTCTAATCTATTTCCTATTCCATAATCTTGATTAGTCAAAAGGTCATAAATAATCCAAACAGGATTGTCAGTCCAGCCTATTTTAAAAGTTCCATCCCAATCTCCATCATATATCATTCTATTACCACCTTCGTGTATTTTGGAAGCATCGTCTATAAACCTTCGGTCTCTACCATCAACATCTAATGGATAGTAATTTGAAGGTATTTGAATTTTTTTCATACGAAGATCAAATGTTCTTCTTGGTGGAGTATTAAACTGTCGTGCATCAAGATTTACTTTTGCTAAAGCTGAACTTGGGTATGTAAAATTACACGGAACTTTTTCTATGATTTGATAAACAGAAACATCTCGAGAAATGAGAGTTGAATCTGTTTCATGAGTCAGTTTCCTAACTTTAACAAATCTAGGAAATCTTTTCTCAAGAGATTTTAACGATTCATTGGGAAAGTATTGTTGCAATACTGTATGGGAGGGTAACGGTATTTCATTTGTGTCCATAGCATAAGCTCCTCTAGCAACACCTCTTATAGTAATAACTGTTTCTACAGGAGTGTGCCGCAATGAGCTAGTTTTCATACTTTGTTCTATCCCATCATTACTTCTACTTCTTCCAATTTCTTCAGAAAAACCATCGAAACCTACCAGCACACCAATTCTTAAATTTGTTGGTCCAAGATTTAATTTTGGTTGTATGACATTTTTAAAGTCAATATGTTGTTCATACAAGGATTGTACTAGTAAAGTCACTATGACTGACTCAACCTCTGGTCTGCCTACACGATGATTCAACTGATCTCTGTCTGCTTCTAAAGGTGTGGGATTAATCCATTCTGTATAACTTACTTTTTCAGGTCTTGCTTTATCTTCATGGTCGTCATTGTATCTATTATCAACACTAGAATCTCCTTCTTGTGCTGAATTTTTTGCTATTCCGTACACAAGATTAGAAAAACTTGGATGTGCTCCAGTAGCATTATCCATATTTGTAGCCCTTGGATTATATGGTCCGTTTATAACTTTTTGATACTCAAAAGAGCTATAAGCATTTTCCATAATTGGACTTTGAGATTCTTCACCTTTTCTCGATTGAATTGATACTTTAGAATAATTAAACAAACTCGGTTCTGTTTCAGTTATTCTTAATCCTATTTCTTTGTTTTTAATTAACCCTGGTTGACCTTTTAATTCTGGATTAGCTATATGTAAATATTGTATTGCTTTAGTACTTACATTGTATTGTAAAACATCATATCCGTAAACTTGACCACTATTAATAGCTGCATTTTTATTAGCGCTAGAAACACTGCTTTTTAAAATAAATCTACCAGTATCAAAAGATCCATCTGTATCAATTACAGGTGGCAAACTTCCAGAACCTTCGTGCAATCCAGTGCCTAAATATATTGGAAAAGCAAATGCTCCTTTAAATTTATTACCAGAATGTGGCTCTAAATACATACCCTTTTGAATACCACTTGTTGATGGCATAATATAAGGTTGTCTAAACTGTGTATAATTAGATGAAGCAGTCCCTCCATCATCTCTAACTATTACTGGATATACATATGTATTTCTATAATTATTATCTTCTATAACCTTGTATCCAGTTACTTCTCTCAAGAAGTAAGGAAGTATGTCTGATTCATCTATAATTGATGCGGCATCATTTGCATCATCTCCAACGGAAAAAGAAAGTCTTGCCGTTTTAGATATTTCTGCATCTTGATTGTTACCACCAAAATATTGCGATGCATCAAAAATCATGTGAGCATAATTTGGCCTGGTTGATGGTGTCGTTTGTTCGGTTTCTTGTACCTGATACAAATGCATAGCGTCTATTGTAAAGCCACTATTAAAAGTATCATAATCATTATTTTTACCACCTATTACAAATGCTCCATCATCAAACATCGCATTAGCATTTGATGGTAAAGTGAAATCAATACTACTGGTTCCGTTTGTTAAAATAACTTCTCCCTCTTCTAAAGTTCCATCTACCACACAATTACCAACCGCACTATGTAAAACTCCGTTACCTTGAGTCAAACTTTCAAAATAAGTCAAACTACCTTTACCCCAACCTAAAACAACTCCAGTTTTGTATACATTGTCGCTATCTGTTGAGAGACCAGTTACATTAGAAAGAGTGATATCTAATCTATATCTTTGACCAGTAGCAAAAGTGTCAGCGGCATTACCGAAACCAGTTTTATTCATATCCCGAAAAACAAGGCCATAACCTCTATTAGTAGTATCACCCGTTTTCAATACAGTAACTCTCACATCGTTATGCGGAGATCCTCGTAGGTCTATATTTACAGCTCCATATTGTGCATTATTTGTTCCCCGCCCAGAAGCCATTTTCCAACTTTGCCCAGTAGCGTCTGATCCTTCGTTAGCGCCACTGAATCCGTTTGAGCAATTTATAATATCTTTTATGTAACCTGTAGAAAATCCAGAAATTAAGTTATCTAATTGAGCTATAATTGGCTCTCTTAAACCTTCCCCGACAATTCCTTTCCTACTAGGCCTGTAAAAATACTTACTTGGTGTTGGTCCTCTTTGTCCACGAGCATTCCAAGCGCCATCAAATTGCATTGCTGATCTGGCGTAGTTCGAACCCCTGGCCATGTTTTGGTACTTATAAAAACAGCTTCCATCAACATAGTATTGATCAAATCGGTAATCAAGTTTATTAATACCAGGATTGTATAGGCAATCCCTTCCCATATTGTAGGCATTTAAAACTAGATGAGAAAACGCTCTACCTACGGTAGTTCCGGTAACATTACCTCTATCGTTTATAGCTGTAGAGTAACTGTATTGACCTTGGTATTTCATTGGTCTACCGCTAGTAATTTGATTTTGATACGTTGCGGCAATAGTAGAAGTTCCATGAAAACACGCCCAGTTATACCTACCATTACTAATTTGACAAGATCCACTTTGGTGTTGATGATTTGAAGATCCAAGCCATATTTGATCTAAATCTATGACGGTGTCTTGAGAATAAATCAATCTACTTATAGAAAGCTCTTCGGTTACACCCCTGTAATCTACTGTGTTACCACCTGTCTGTGTTTGTGCTTGCGCATACACTGCTCCAGATAACGGTTGTTGAATTGGGTGCTCCTGAAACGAAATAGCGTTTTCGTCTGTTGTGTCAATTCTATGCACACCTACACCAAGTTTATCACCATACGCTTGTAAACTTCCCCTATAAGTTGCACTATAATAATAACTAGCAAATGGCCAACATGAATAGTGGTAAAGACCATTTCTTACGGCATTTGAAGTACCATCTCCAAGAGAAAACTCAACGGAGTAACAGTACCATAAAAACCCAGGTGCTAATTGTCCGTATTTAAAATAATTACGTCTTTGTCCACCATCCAGCCAAGCACTCGGATATGTCTGTGGATAACCATAAACATCTGGTATATTAACAGTAGCTATAGTTTCAGCTGTAGGTCCAACTATATCAATGTTATTTGTATCTCCTATATATTTTCTTGGAAATCTACGCAACGTTTCATTTTTATACCCAGAAAGTAATTTAACGACTATATCTCCATAATCTATATGTATTCCGCTATAACCATTATCTAACTCAAGTTTTTGAAATCTTTTTTTCGTAACAGAATCTTCGACTACAGGAGTATCATCTAATCTTAAGGAAGCAAGCGCTGAATCTAATTCGCCTTTTTTATTTACAAACCCTTCAATTGGGCCTTCGCACAAAAGGTCTACAGATTCTAATTCAGAAATAGATGTTAAATTATCAGCAGAAAAAGTAGGAGATAAAGAACTAGAAAAATCTTGAATTCTATCAATGTTATTTTGCAAAAAAGTTCTTCTTGACATCGCTCCCAAGACGCTGTTTTTTTGCTTTTTTAAAAACTTTTTCTTTAAGTTTTTCTTCATTAGTAGCCTCTAAAATAATTACTGATTGATGAACCAAAAGATTCTTGTATTTTAACTAAAGCGTCTCCTCTTGTGTTTTCGTAAGCGGCATTTTGTCTGTCTTGCGATAAATCAACTGTTGTAATTGTTGTGCCTACTACATAAGATCCTACCCTCAATCTTCCATAACCAACAGGTATAGCTCTACCTTGTGTAGAAATGTTTTGTGGATTACTAAATATAAAAGATGAATTTTTTACAGAACTTGCTATATCCGTATTTGGTTCGTTTTCAGGTATTGGCGTTAATAAGTACATGATACCAGCGATGATTAATCCAACAGCTAAAGTAAAAAGAAATGCTGTGACTGCAGCACCAAACCCACCAAAAACAGCAAGAGCTCCAACTGCGAAAGCTAAAATAAAAAACAGCGTCGGGCCATGACCTAATACACAGGGGACAATGTCGATTGTTTTAATTTCTTGTTTTTTTTCTAAAACTCCGTCTTCCTTCTCTCCATTAACTATAATTTCATAATGCATGCCTTCGTCCGCATTTTTTTTTAAATATTTAAAAAAATTAGGATACCTAGTATTTATAGCCTTAATAGCATCGCCAGCTTTTCTAATATTGAAAAACTCTAGCTTTTTGGTAAATTTTTTACCAGCTTTTCCGTGTATTTTAATTATTGTTTTCATATTGTTAGTAAACTATATATCCCGGTCCAGAGAAAGTTCCTCCATGAGCTATATTAGCGCTTCCTGCTACAGCACCAGCCGCTGGATCAGCTGATGTATTAACTTTATTTAAATCTCTAGCAAGAATTGTACTTTGTATAACTTTAGTTCCTATCCTCAATAACCCATAACCCAATGGAACAGGTTTGTATTGAGCTGTAATATTATCTTTAGAAGCAAATAAAAAAGATTTATTAGCAGAACCCATTGTCATTTCCGCTGGTTCTTCTTCTGGTATAGGAGTCATTAGATATTGTATACCTGCCATAATCAATCCCATTGTTAAGGTTATCAAAAATGTTAATAAGAAGGGATCATTCCCTGTTATCATAGGACAAATATCTATTCTTTTAATAGGTTGATTTATAAATAGTTCGTTTTTTGTTTTTGGTTCGCAGTTATCGACTAAAAATTCACAATGTAAATTTTCTTGGGCGTTTCTCATTAAAAAATTTCTAAATCCAGGAGAAACTGCATCTATGGCAGATACACAATCTATTACTTTGTGTATATTTTCAAAGTTATACACTTCCTTAAATTCGTGTTTTAAAGACCCATGTAAAACTATTTCAGTCATAAAATTTCCTCCTCTAATTTTTTAACTAAACTATGATCAGCGTCCATGTACTTGGGTTTTAAAATGTTGAAAGTGTTTGTCTCTATTGAATAAATCACGAATGGGTAACAAATTAAATCGCAAGTTTTCTTATCAAACTCGGAGGGTTCAGAATTTCCTTGAGCATGTGAGTGATAAATAGCCACAACGTTTTTGGTATTTTTAACGTACAAAAAATCTTTTGCCGGTATGTAAAATTCATTTTCTTTATTTGGAGATTTGTTTTCTGCTGGTAAAATTTTATATTCATCATCTTCAAACACAACGAAACCACAAACCTCTCTTTTGGGGCTTTTTTCGCAATCTACGGATATTAATTGTTTTATTTTGCTCATTAGTAAGAATAACTTTCTGTTCCTGGAAATCCTCCATATGGTAATGATTTATTAGCATTCACTCCACCTAAATCATCATTTGCGAAACGCATTTTACAACCTGCTAATTTTTTAGAACAAGCGTCTTTTGCCCAAAGGTCTGGTCGTTTGTGAGGTGGTTCGGAAACACTAGGTGTGTGACCTGTTTTACAAATATAGTAAACTGGATGTTGTTGATAATAATTTGCAGTTAAACCTTGTCCAGATATAGCTCTTGGACTTAATGTGAAGACATATTCACCTAAATGATAAGATGACCTATCTCCACTCCACAAACCAACTCCAGAAAGACAAGCGTCAACGGAAGTTTGATTAGATTCATATTTGTTTCCTAAAACACCAGTATTTAAATTAAAGGCAGTTCCACCTCCAGTAACAAAAGAGGCGTCCTCAACAGTTCCCACAACCCTATCTGCTCCAGCTGTTTTTTTATCAAAACCATATCTACATCCATAACCCCTATAAATCCAAGGGCAATATCTGGAAGAAATTTTTCTCGCTGGAATTTCTATATTTTCAAGCTCTAAACTAGATACCAACTCTAATTCTACAGCCAATTTATTTTCAGATACTTTTCTAGAAACAAAATATTTATCATCTGGCATTCTTGCGTCTGGGTTTGCTGTACCGAATGGATTTTTATTTCCTGGAAAGTTTGCGTCATCTAAAAACTTTGCAAAAGTTCTTTTTCTTACTATTTTAGCTCCGTTTAAATTGTCGTATTTTCTCAATAAAGAAGAAACATAAAGTCCAGCATTTGAAACTCTAATTTTAGGTCTAGGTAATCTTTGATCTCCTAATATTTCAAATCCTTCTGCTTCTACAGCTATAGGCAAATACTCTTGACCATCAAAAATAATTTTACTATTTACATTGTTAGTTCCTCCATGAAAGTGAATTTGTGCTTGACTATCGTTCTGATAATCGTAATATAATGTAAATAGTTCTATAATTGCTGTAGGTTCTACATCAAAAATAGCTTTAACAAAGTCTTGATTTATGCCTTTTCCCATATCAATATATTACACCGAAAGATGAAAAAATACAGAAAATTAAACTCTGTCTCATATAGAGAGTACAAACATACAGATTTTAAGGAGGTTTTCTCTGTATTTGTCGCATTTCAAAAGAAAAATCAGATAAAACAATACCACAATTTAAGCCACGGGCAAAGTGAAAATTTTTATTTGAGGTTTTTGTTTTACGAAATGAAAAAACTGATAGAGAGATGTCCTATAAAATATGTCAGTATAAACGAAAAAACTGGCAAAATATGCGGTTTTGCGTGCTTTACAGAGGGAGGTTTTGTGCCAAATCATTTAGACTTGCAACTTGTAATCAAAGATCCAGATTACACTCTATCTAAACCGATCATATTATGCTTCTTTACGGTTTTATTAAAAGTTAAAAAAAAGTACAACAAGCGAATTTATGCAGTTCTTGGAGATAGAGAAAGGTTTTCCACATACATGAAAGCCGTTCAGAGAATATTTAAGGCAAAAATCATCTCAAAAGATTCACTAAATAGATATTTAGTGGAGTTTCTGCCTTGACTTTTGTCAAAAAACACTTTATATTACGGTCTTATGGAAAAAAATTCTCAATGGACTAAAAATCAAACTGGCGCTCTTTGGAAGAAACAAACACCAAAGGGTAAATATTTATCGGGGTATATAGAAGTGGACGGAGTTCAGCACAAAATAGTAGTATTCCCCAACAAATTCAAACAAAAACCAAATCAACCCGATTTTATAGCATATAAGCCTTTTAATGTGTAAGTAAATGTATGAAAGGTTACATAAAAGTTGTAGGAGTAAATGATGGAACAAGGAAGTTAGAAAAAGCTACTGGGTATGGCACTTTAACTTACAAATACCACAAGAATTACTCCCTCGAGTTTCAAAACGAAACTTTTTTCGTTGAACTTTTGGATTTTATTATCGCAGAAGATTGTATCGAGTTTTCTGGTTGGTTGGGCGACAAAGACCACAAATATGGAAGAATCGCCTTCCAATTTGAACCTAAAACGAACGATAGTTGAAAAATTTCCAAATAATCTTATAATAGTGTAAATGAAATATATAAGATGTTTGGACTTATCACGATGCTATTATCTACATTGGGGGCGACTGGGATGGGCAGTATGCTTAAGATTCTTGGTGGCGCTTTCCAAGGTATGTCCGAAGCCAAAGCTGCGAAAGAGCGTAGAGAGCTTATTAGAGATATGCAAATCCGTGGAATGGACGCAGAGTTTCAAAAACTACTCATTGGCGAAACCGACAAAGATACTGGTATGTTTACTCGTGCTACTCGTCGTCTTATCGCTTTTATGGGGATGCTCAACTTTGCAATCATCTCGATACTCTGCACCCTCTTCCCTAACACAACCCTCGTTACCTTCACACCACCAGAAAACAAAGAAGCAACCGAAATCCTCTGGGGACTCATTACCTTCCCAAGTGGAACAGAAATCACCTCTACAATCACTACTGGACACATCTCTCTTGTCGCAATCACCACTTTGGGGGCAATCATTGGATTCTACTTCACACCAGGAGGTCGAAAAGGATAAATAATTTGATAATTTTAAAAAAACCAAATAAGATATTATGATAGGAGATATTTTAAACTTTGTAGAACAGATTGGGATTCCAGTTTCAAGTGCGTTAGCAGTTGGTTGGTTTCTCTTTATAATACTTAAATTTTTGTTGGCTCAAGTAACCGATAGAATTGATGGCATTTCAAGGTCGTTACTTTCGCTTGAAAATAAAGTAGATGTAATGAACAATGATATAGTTAAGATTGATGCACAGTTTTCGTGTGCGTTTGGTTGTGAGCCAAATATAGATAGAATCGCAGCTAGTGAAGGAAAAGAAGATTGTAGAGATGATTAAACAAATAAAGCGTCTAATTTTTCCTATATTAATTTTACTTATTGTATTATCTTTTTACTTATTAAATAAAGATATAAGCGAATATTCTCAAATAATCAAAGAACAACAAATAAAGATAGAAGAACACGAAACAAGAATTAATAGTCAAAAAAATGTATTATTATTCCAAGGTGCTAGATTAAGAGATTTAGAAAATCGAATTGGAAAATTGCAAATAAAAGAATACGCTAAATACAAATAACTTGATAAAAACACTTTACAACTTAATATAAACCAAATAAACAATTATGAGTGGATATGAATTTCAACATTGGGCAGATGTAATTGCCAAGTTCGGATTTTCGCTAATAGCGTTAATCGGACTAGGATTCTTTGTGTGGCACATTTGGAAATGGGTTACAACAAAAGTAAATCCTGCTTTGGGTGATGTGGGAGCTTCATTGGGAAAACTAAAGAAGCAAATACAATCATTAGATAATGATATGATAAGACTGAATATGAAATTAAAGATTCTTATTCAAGAGCGTCACATCACCGACAAACATAAAGACAATGAAGAAGTCTAAAATCGCTCTACGAAACTAAAAATCGCAAATAAGTATATACTATGGAACTATTAACTAATCCAATCACCTACATTGTAGGTTTCATTATTCTTGCTTTGGCTCTTGAGTTTCGCAAAAACGGATTTAAAAATTCGTCACCGAAGTCTAGCGAGCCAAATAAGACATCATACAAGAAAAAGCCAACTTACGCAAGTAGTGGCTTACCGAAGCAAAAAAATGCTTCGGCAAAGAAGAAAACTCCAACCAAAAAAACTGCAAAGAAAAAGGTTGCGAAGAAAACGACTACCAAGAAAAGTAGTGCCTCCAAAAATTAAAAAATTTTTTTAAATTATGGATATTATACCTTTTTTAATCGTATTCTTTGTTGGATATTTTGTTGGTAAGAAATGTTGCTTGAGAGAGAAAGCAAAGTCATTACTGAACAAAATTCTTGGAAAAAAGTAAAAAAATTTTTTTCATATAAGTTGTTTGTTTTAAACTACTTACGAAATCGTCTCAACCTTGAGGCGATTTTTTTTGTGTTTTCGATTTGACATATAAGAATTTTATGTATCTAATCGGCACTATGATTATTAAATCCAATAACAAAACCATAACTAAATCAGCAGACTTTAAAGAAAAGTCTTGTTCGATTGATGCAGAGGATATGCGATATATCGCTTCTCTTTTACGGAACAATTATTCTAATCCGTTGTTAGCTACCATTCGTGAGATTATTGCAAATGCACTTGATGTCACTAAAGACAAAAAGGTAGATATTCAATTACCAACCCAAATTGAACCACACTTTATAGTACGAGATTTTGGGTGTGGTTTGAGTGAGGAAGATATGCTTGGTCTTTATACCAAGTATGGTAAGTCAACCAAGCGTGACTCCAACGAATCAATCGGTGGTTTCGGCATTGGGCGATTCGCACCCTTATCGTACACAGATTCTTTTATTGTAAGGTCAGTACACCAAGGTCACAAACATTCCTATGTTATAAGAGTGGACGAGCAAGACGATACTATTGTCTCACAGATTGAAAGTCAGCCAACTAAAGAAGCTGATGGAATCTATGTACAAGTAGGAATCAAAAAAGATGACATTCACGATTTTTTTAAAATTTTTAAAAAAACTTGGTGGTATCGTAAAGATGATATTAAACTACTCAATGAAGATTGGGGAGATGTAAGATTGGGCAAACCACAAGAATCCAATGATGTATTTGATTTATACCAAAACAATAGTTATTGGGAAGATGTTTCTCATTTTGGAAGTGACCCCTATGTTCTTATGGGTGGTATTCCATACAAGGTAAACGAATCTGATGATTGGTTTATGTTTAAGAGTGGTCTTGTTTACAAAGCAGAGATTGGCGAGTTCAAGTTGCACCATAGTCGTGAGTCTTTGGAGTACAACCCACAAGTTAAACAAGCTCTCAAGAAAGCATCAGATAAGATATTCGCCAAGCTCAATCAAGAGTTAGGTAGTCAGATGGACAAGGCTGATACTTTTTATGAAGCTAGTGAGATTATGCACAAGGCTATGGAAACTTATAGACAGAGATTCGGCACAAAGCTATCTATCTCTTCTAACAAGTTTAAAGATGTGAATGGTATTCTATTTCCTAAAGATTGGATTGCCAAAGAAACTCATATTACCACAAGAGAAAATGGTAACTTGAGCTTCTCTCATTCAAGGTATAGTTACAATGATAACTCTCCAAACGACAAAGTAATTTATATCGTTGACGATTATCCAAGTCCTCGTTCTCCAAAGTCAAGATGTATGTTCTTACACGATTGGGAGAAAGAGAATAAGATAGACAGAGGATTCGCCAAGATTGTACTTATCAATTCAGAGGGTATGAAAGCCGATAGTATTGATGGCACATACGACACCCAAGCGTTATGTGTTCAGCGAGTCAAAGATTGTAACCACCCAAATGTCAAACTGCTATCAGAGTGCGAGCGAATGATTGCTCCACAGAAAGCTAGGACGAAAGGTGTTGTGAAGTCTTTATCAGCAATGGATATTCTAAAGTTCGACTCTAGTATTAAACACGAGTGGTCAAACCTAGACACCTATTGGGGAATAGACAAAGATGTAGATTTTGATGACGATAGTAAGACATATTATTATGTTAATTACTATGCGAACAAAATTACTTTCGAGCCTTACAAAAAGTATCTTGGTGCAGATGGCGAAGTTGAAATCAATCCTTATCAGTTTATTAGAAAATTTTTATCAAACATTCCTAGTTTCAAAGAAAACATTTGGGGTGTTCGTAAAAACCTAAAGAGTCGAATTGAGAAAAAGGATAATTGGATTTGCCTTGATGATGTCTATGAAGATTTGGTCAAGCAAGACGAGGGTATTCAAAACTATGTTAAGTGGTACGAAGAGAAAGAGCTTTTCGATAACTACGACAGAACTTTGATGCAAGATATTGCCAAGTTCCCAAAAGATAACCTTAATGAAATTTTAAAAAATTTATTAAAAAATTATGATGGTTGGAGAACAAAACAATCAAAAGTTTACAATCGAGATTACAATCACGATTATGTGATGGAAGCACTCAAGCCACAGAAGTTAAGTGGCGAATCATTAGCGAGGAAGCGAGCTTTCGACAAAGCGTTTCCTATGGCAAAGTATTGCCTTGAGGGTTGCAATGGCGACAAAGCAACAAGTATTTCTGATGTGTTAGCGTATATCGGAGAGTAGTAATCATAGTCGGCTAGGAGTGTGGTAGTTCCTAGCCGACACAATTTTTAAACATTATGCAATTAGATTTTTTATCCTACACAGAGAAGAAACCCACAGAACAATTATCATTCCTAGATGAAAAGAATAGAGTACATATTAAGAAACATAACAAGGCAGATGTCGAAAAGTTCTTCGCTTCAATTACAGAAGATGAGATTATTGACCATAGTGTTGTATGGGAGCGACTCAAACCCACAAATGATGTTGATGTATTTCAGAGGTGGTTGTTTGCCTTTTGTTCAGTCCATACCTCGTACGAGTCCAATATGCGAGGTTATCTTGAGATTAAGGACTTTACGGAATGGTTTAACAAAGACGAAGTTCTCTTTGACAAACTTAAAGATAGTGGTGTTGGATTATACAACAACCGAACCAAGTTCATTAGTGAGTTCGCCAAAAAATATTGGCAGAACCCAAATTTATTTAAATTTAAAAAAAATCAGAAGTGGTCACAATTCAGAGATGGTCTTGTCAAAGACATTCTTGGATTAGGTATGGCTAAAGTTTCATTTGCTTTAGAAATGATATACACTTTTGATTGTGGAGTATTTTGTTGCGACACACATTTATTCCAAGCGTATGGTTTAGACCAACAACTACACCTACCAAGGTATCGTGAGTTGGAAAACCATTGGACAGAATTTTCAGCAATGTATAATGTACCTAGTGCTATTGCTAGGGCGATATATTGGAACAGAAAAAAAGGCGAGAAAGATTGTTCGTATTGGGCTGATGTGCTTGACAACAACAAGAATTCTTTTAGTATAGAAGTATAAATTAGTAACATTAACAAAGAAAAAATTATGGCAAATTATCCATATATAGTATCAGAGTCAACTGCGACTCTTTTGTATGAGGGCAAACCTTATACACTCGAATCCTCACAACCAAACTTTGAGCCTTTTAAAAAGGCATTGATAAGTGGGGATTTTGAAACTGCGATAGACTACCTAGACATTCGTAAGCAAGTCGAAGCATTTGCTGATGGAGACTTGGTAGTGGACAAAGGTGCAGTCTATTATCACGGACAGAGATTACACGGAAAGGTCATTGACAAGTTGTTAGACTTGTTGGGTAGTGGTCTTGATGTTGGCTCTGCTTTCGTTAAGTTCGTAAAGAATCTACTCGACAACCCAAGCAACAATTCCGTTGAAGAGTTGTACGACTTTCTTTCCTACAAACAATTACCGATTGATGATGACGGATATGTTATCGGATACAAGGGAGTTTGTAAAGACTATTGGAGTCAGAGTGGAAACAAACACACTATTGTTTTACAAGGTCAAACCAATGAGCGTGGTCAAATCAAAAATGTTGTTGGGTCAACTATTGAGGTAGCTAGAAATTGTGTTGATGACAATCGTGAAAATGGTTGCTCTCACGGATTGCACATTGGTTCGTTTGATTATGCAAATGATTGGTCAAGTGGTGGCAAACTATTACTTGTTCGTTTCAACCCAAGAGATGCAGTAAGCGTACCTAGCGATTGCTCTTGTCAGAAGTTGCGAGTGTGCAAGTATGAGATTATCAAAGAGATTCCAAGAGAGGAATCAGAAATTGAAGCACCTTATTATAGTGTTTATACAAATGGCGAGACTCGTGAAGAGGACGAAAACGATTATGACTACCACGATAATGACGAAGAATACTATGAAGAAGAAGAATAAGTGTTACTTATATGCCTCTATTGTATCTTTACAATTTGGCTTTTTCATAAATGTAGCGTAGATGAGTAGTTTAGATTATAAAGTAAAAGACGAGTATGGCAAAACCATACACAAGGGAGTCAAATCCTTTTCCAAGAATCAAGAGCGTAATGCTCTCGATACTTATGAGGACATACATTCAGTTATGTTCGGTACAGATTTTTCGGATAAAAGTATTGAGATAGAAGATGCTTACGAATTATCCGAAGATTAGTTTTACCTTTGGTGGCTTGACGATTCGAGCCACCAAAAAACTAACCCCTAACAAATTTAAAAAAATTTTAAAAAAAATGCAGAATGCAAATTATATAGTACGAGATGTGCAAAACAAAAAAGAGGTCAACTTTTACTCGACCAAGTTACCAAGAGCTTCTTTTTACGCTCACGAATGCAAGCGAGAGATGAAAGCGTTAAGTGGCAGAGAACACGAGGTGCTTGTAAAAGTTGAGGGTCAAGATTATCTATTAACAGAGGAAGAATACAATGGATTGGCTAAATCAAAAAATTAAAGAAACAGAAAAATGGTTAAGTCAAAACCAACGACAAGCGTCTTTACCTACAATGGAAATTGAAGATGCTTTACATAAACAAGAGGTATCTCACAAAAGAGAAATTTTAAGTCTGTTACATCAGTTCAGACACCACCCAAATGCAAAACTCCATTACGAAGATGTTTGCTCAACCCCTAAAACAAATTACCCACAAGGTCTATGATTAATGTTGACGAATCAAAAAGAATCGAGTCTAATTGTGAAAGACAATCGGATTTTTTAAATTGGCTCGAAGCCAAACTAAAAAAAGAAACTGAAAAAGAATCATATAAAAATTACTACAAAAATGAGCATACAAAACGAAAACGGATACCTCGAAGATGAGGGCGAAAATGAAGCACCAATCGAGTTGCTAGAATACCTAGCAGAAGATTGTTTAAAATTAGACGGACTCAACGAGGCAATCGTGGGAGTAACATCACTAGGTTATCTAGTTTACGATTATTATAAAATTGTAGATGTATTTACCAAAGAGCCACACGGAATGGAATATGACGAAGCCATTGAGTTTACTGAATATAATGTTATGGGGCTTGAGGGTAATGGTAATTGGGTTATAATGAAAAAAAGAAGTTATTATGGATAAGTTAGAAAAAATTGCACAAGTTATTATCCTTATCGCATTAATTATTATGTGCGTTAGGGCTTGCACATCTAATCTATTCGGTAGCGTTGATGTTTACAAAGTTATTGAAGCGATTGAGATTGTCGAATCCAATGGAAATTCTGATGCGATAAACGAAGCAGAAAATGCTTTCGGTGCATTGCAGATTAGAGAGATTATGATTGACGATTATAACAGAATTACAAATCAAAATTTCCCTCACGACATTGCATACAATCGTGCCTTTGCTTACATTGTTGCACAAGAAATCTTTTCCCATTATATGAAAGGGATTGAGAACCCAACTGCAAAGCACCTAGCTTTCATTTGGAATGGTGGTGGCTCTGCTTGGAAACGAGTGGATAATCCAAAGAACGACCAAAAGCAAAAAAACCTTGACAGATATTGGGAGAAAGTCAAACTACACTTATGAATATATTTTGTATAGACCAAGACCCAATCCAATCAGCCAAGTGGTTGTGCGACCAACATTGTAACAAGATGGTGCTAGAGTCAGCACAGATGGTTGCCAACTGCTTCACATTGGAGACACTTGAGTCAGCACCCAAGACACAAAAGGGTACTGCTCGCAAACATTCCTACTATAAGCACCCTTGTTCTATTTGGGCGAGAGCTACCTTTGGGAATATGAGATGGCTTCTCGAACACGCTCTCGCTATGGAAGTCGAAAGATTGGACAGAGGATTCAAGCCACACTTTTCAGCAGAGTTCTTGCATTGGGCTTTTGACCACCCATTCCGTGCCGACAACTTGGCAGACGAGAGTATTGAGCAAACACCTTTTGCAATCGCTATCAGCGAGAATATGACTTGCAGACAAGACCCAACATTTGATTCCGTTGACGAAGTTGGCAAGTATCGTTTATATTACAAACACGACAAACCATTTGCCACTTGGAAGAAAAACAAACCAAGTTGGATAATTTAAAAAAATTTAAAAAAATTTATGAGTATAGAAATTACAAAATCAGCAGAAGAAACTTACAGAAGAGTATTGTACTCGCTAAATGTTAAGTACAAAGGTCAAGAAATCCTTATTGTCATTGATGATGATGACAATGGTGGTAGCTTGAACTTTTATGATATGGAACGAAACGAATTATCTGATTCGGCAGTCGTTGAGGTTTTACAAGAATGTTTTTCAGAAAATCGTGAGCCAAGTGAGCTAACCAAAGGCACAGAGTTCGTTTATAACGAAGAAGATGGATATTGGGAAGAAGTATGATTTATATAAGTGCTATGTTTATTTTCGGACTTTTGGGGTTCTGTTTCTTTACTTTGGGTAGGATTATGCAACGGAAAGGCGAAGAAGAATGATTCCCCAAGAAGTATATGGTGTATTTATGTTCATAGGTGGTAGTGTGGGCTTCTCTTTATTCTGTTGGTGGCTCTGTCACTATGTGGATAGAGAAAAGCATTATGTCAACAGACTATGCAGAAGAAAAGAGGAGTCTTACTATCGCCAAGAGCGAAGATTAAAAAGACACTATAAGAGAAGAAAGGATTTAGGTAAAATGTTATGATTTGGGGTATTATTATATTTGGTTTAATTTGGGGCTTTTTGATTATGCTTATTAAATGGATTGATGCTT